TTTCTGGATTTGAAGCAATCGTTTGTGTGGAGGAGGGAATCGTTTGTGTGGATTAGAGCGTATACGCGAGCGGGGCCGTCACGCGCAAAATGCCCCCTCCCCCCTCCGGTGGGTCGTTGATTGTGCTGGATTTGAGTACAGAATCCCCCTGGTTTAAACGCTGCTTCCCCCTGACGCTGCCTTGGGTTTGGCAATAGACACTAGCTTTAAATGCCCTGTCAGTTCCTGCCTCAGTTGTTCAGCGGTCAGTGGTTTGTCGGTCTCTGCCTGCTGCTCACGGTACATACCTGCTGCCCTGCCTAGCAGTTCCAATGCCCTGAGGCGAGTGCCTTCCTGCTTCCCTGTTTTGCTCAGCGCAACAAGCGCCCTGTTGACATACCTGATCTGCGCCGCCCTGTCATCCGCCAGTTCCTCGGCGGTCTCATCCCACCCTGTCTGGATCATCTGCTTTACCCTTGGGTCTTTGCTTAGCCTGTGGGCGCAAGCGCTGATGGTTGCATCTGCGCCCTTTGCGTTCGGGTAAGCATCACGGTATGCCTGTCGTCTACTCTTTCCCTCTATGACGCCCTGGGCAAAGCGAATCATTGACGGTGTAATTGGTCTGCCCCTTGGGATCTCAGATCCTGCTGCCTGCCCATCGATTCTTAGCCTTGGTCCATCTGCTGCTGCCGCCGCTGCCTCTGGTTCCCCCACATCACTGATGCCAGCGCCTAATGCGTTTAAACGCTGGTCGATCAGGTCTTGCAATTGCTGGTCTGACACCGCCTGCTCGGCCTCATCGCCTGCCTGATCCAACATCGCCTGATAGTCCTGGCTGCTCCGCTTGCCCATACTGTGTTTCCTTCCATACTGTATGAATCTACAGCCTGTCCGTTTGTCCAGCACTGTACGCATTTACAGCCTAAATTCTCTATCTTTTAATAGGTCAGGTCAACCCTTTTCCCGGCCCTTTGCCTACTTTTTAAGCATTCCCCAATGAAAACTCACAGTCAGCCTGTGGATAGTGCCTGTGCATAACCCTGTGGATAACTTATGCACCAAAATGGTGAAAACGGCCCAGGAGACGCGATCGGACCTTGGGTAAGGGGTAGGTAGCTTGGACCCCAAAAAACGCCTCAAATCTGTTCTGAATTTACATATTGTTTACATATGCTTTCCAGCACGGACTCACCCTAGATTTACAGCCCCAGGCAGTCACCCTCAGATCTTTAAACCCGACTGATCCGTGGGGCTATTGCATTTACATGATGTCTAGTACTAGAATGCAAGCCTGCGCTAGCGCTTGTGTCTAGTGCCCAACCTGGAGACCTCTAATATGCTAGATGACACCATGACCGATGACCTGATGATCGACGATACCATTGGGGTGCATAGCACCCGTGAGGACTGGCTGCTGGCCGCAGTGGTGGCACTGACCCCGGCCTTTGCTGCTGCTGGTCTGTCTGTCCCCCAGGTGCGGGTTTCCTGCGGCTTCCCGTCCAATGCTAAGCGCTCAGGCGCTATCGGTGAGTGCTGGTCTGCTAAGGCGAGCGCTGACCGCACAGTCGAGATTCTTGTATCCCCTACAGTGGATCAGCCTCGCGCCGTGCTTGAGGTGCTGGTGCATGAGCTAGTCCATGCCTGCGGACATATGAATCATGGCGCCCGATTCGGTGCTGCCTGCGTGTCTGTCGGCCTGATGCCCCTTGCCGCCTCATGGAAAGCCACTAAAGGGAATGCCTCATTCGACACCCGCTATCAGGCAGTGCTGTCGGGCCTGGGTGCATACCCTCATGCCAAATTGAACATGAGATCCGAGGCTAAGACTCAGCCTACCCGGATGCTCAAGGCAGTGTGCGGCTGCGGCTACACCATTCGATTGACCGCTAAGTGGGCTGCTAAGGGTCTGCCCACCTGTGTCTGCGGTGACGTTTTCACCCTTGCCTGATCCCCCCCATTATCAAAAAGGAAACCATCATGACTATCGCAACATTCAATGAGATTGCCGCCCTGTCCACCGCTGAGGTGTCGGACGTTTGGCGCAGGTATTACCCGCATGACCAGATCCCCACCAAGAAATCGGTGGCCTGCCATGATCTGGCAAAACTGGCCCTCGACAGGGGCCTGACCCTGGCCGACCTGCGCCGCGCTGCTGCGGCTGCTGCGCCTCAGGCGGTGGACGCCATCATGCTCAATACTGTGGATGCTGCCCTGCGCCAGCATATCGAGGATCAGGCCAATGCCCTTGGCGCTCGGCTGTCGGCGCTTAGCTCCAGGGTGACAGATGGGGTGTCCGACTTTAGCCGCGAGATGAACAAATTGCGCGATGGGCAGGGCAGGGTCAATGTTGCTTTCAATGACAGTCTCACCACCCTGTCCGATCAGATCACTGCCCTGGCTGCTCAGCCTAAGGTCACCATCGATCAGACCGCCATCGATGCCGCCGTGGCTGCTCAGGTGGATGCTGCCTTCGGTGCGTTTAAATCGGCGGTGGTTGCCGCCGGTGTCGAAACCCAGGTGGCCGACACTGCCTCTATCCTGTCAGCCTGCCAGATCGTTGACTCGGAGATTGCATTCGGTGTCCGGGTGACCGATGCAAAGGCCCAGGTGATGAACCTCACGCACTGGCACCGCGCCGATGCCCCCGCCATCGATCCTTGCTTTGTCTGGACTGAGGAGATCCTGCGGCACCTGCTACTGGCATCTTCTGCCAGCAGCACCCTGGCTAACATTTGGCTGGGCGGTGAAAAGGGCGCAGGCAAAAGCGAGACTGCCCGACAATTCGCCGCTCGCACTGGCCGTGCGTTTACACGTATCAACTTTCAACGATTCAGCACTGTCGAGGACTTCCTGGGCGCGACTGGCCTGGACAACGGTTCGACCGCTTTCGAACCCGGACCCTTCCTCAAGGCTTATTCAACCCCTGGTAGCGTGATCCTGCTCGATGAGATCACTAACGCTGACCCCGGCGTCCTGAATGCTTTAAACGGGTTTCTGGAACCGAGCGCTGCGGTGACGTTCGGCGGCAAGGTCTGGTCTAAGGCCCCCGGTGTCATGATCCTGGCCGCTGACAATACTCTTGGCAATGGTGACCAGACCGGACGCTATGCTGGCACCCGCGCCCAGGGTGCGCCGCTGCTCAATCGTTTCGGTCAGGTGGTGCATATGACATTCCTGCCCCGCGCAGTCGAGATCGAGGCGGTGGTCAAGCGTACCGGCTGCTCCGAAAAGCTTGCGGCTTATGTGCTGGACGCAATCGGTGTCGCACGGGCCAAGGTCCAGGCAGGGGAGATCATCGATGCCCCCAGCATCCGCAACGTCATGGCATTTATCGAGGCGCTGGCGGTCCTGCCTGTCCGCGCTGCATGGGATGCCACCATCGCCGCCGCTCAGCCTGCCGAATCTGCGGTGGCCCTGCAAAGTGTTTTCGAGTCCTGCATCAGCGACTCTGTCATCAACAAATTGATCTGAGGTTTTATCATGAATCACAATGTCCTTTTCAATCGCGCCACCATCAAAGGATGGGAGTTGCGCCAGGGTGTCGAGGCTTTCACTCACCATGCCTGCGCGGCCCTGGATCTGGCTGCGGTGACCCTGGAGTGGCAGCGCGGCATCCGCACCGCTGCCATCAGCGCACGGGGCGAGATCTATCTGTCCAACGTCAATGATGACGCCACCATCACCCGCGCCACCCTGGTGAGGTACTGTGGATTTGTCGTGCATGAGTTGCTGCACCGTAAGTACACCAACTTTGATCCTAAATATGACAAGGTCCCATACCTTGCTGCGCTGCACAATGCAGTCGAGGATGCCTGGATCGAACACTCAGCAATTGACGCTGGCCTGCTCGGCAATATTGCTGGCCTGCTCGGTGGTCTGGTCGATCAGATGGTCACTGAGGCTAAGGCCGAGGTCAGCGACTGGTCTGACCCCTGCCAGTATCCCTTCCTGCTGGCAATCTACCTGCGCCGCCATGCTGCCAACAAGATCCCCCTGCCTGCTGGCCTGTCCCCGATCTTCGACGCTGCCGCCGCCAGGGTGCTGACCTGCACCAGCACCGACGAAACGTTTAAATTGGCCGCGTGGATCTATGCACAGTTGCAGGCGCTGCCCCAGCGGCCAGAGCAGCAAGATCAGCCCGACCAAGGTCAGCCCGACCAAGGTCAACCTGGGCAGGATCAGGGCCAAGACCAAGGTCAGCCTGGACAGGGTGATCAGGAAGGCCCCCAGGACGCATCAGAACCCGCTCAGAGCGCCGATCAGGGGCAGGGTGAGGGTGCAGCAGACCAGGAAAACGGCTCTGCGACTGCCCCAGGCCAGGACTGTGATCCCGTCGAGGTTGAGCCATCGGTCAAGGCCCCTGAGGGTGCAGCCAGCAGCGGCACATGGTCTACAGGTGCGGATCTGGCCAAGGATCGCTATCACATCAACAACTACGACAGGCTGCAATGCAGGGTAACCGTCCCCGCCAAGCTTCGCTATGAAGTGCGCCGCCTGTTCGAGGATAGCGCGACAACAATGCTCAGCCCCAACCGTAAGTCGGGCGCTATCAACCCCCGCGCCCTGCACAAATTCGGTCAGTCGGACGCCCTGTTCCAACTGCGCCGCGACATTGACGGGATCGATTCGGCAGTGGTAATTGTGGTGGACGTTAGTAGCTCGATGTTCGACCATATCTCGGTCATTACTGCCGCCGTCAACGCTGCCGCCGCCCTGGTCGAAACCCTTGAGGCTGCGGGTGTCAAAAGCGCAATCGTCACATTCGGCAGCATGGTGTCCCTCGCTGCTGGGTTTGATACCCGCGCCAAGGCCAAGATCAAGACTCTGGAGCGCATCGGGGACGGTGGCAGCACCAACGACTATGCCGCCATCCGATATGCCCATGACCTGCTGCGAGGCAGGCCAGAGGCTCGGAAGGTCTGCTTTGTGCTGACCGATGGCGATGGCAACCGTCAGGCTGCGCGGCAGCAGGCCCAGGCAGGCGAGGCCCTGGGCATCACCACCATCGGCGTAGGCATCAAGCACAACGTCAGTGGCGTCTATACCCAGGCGGTGCAGGTCAACGATATGGCCGACCTGGGCAGGGTAGCACTCGGTCAGATCAAGCTGGCCGCATGAGGATGCAGGGCCACCCGGCCCTGTTTTTTGAAACCAGTAGAGGACCCTATGCCAACAACATGGCCCTTTCCCCCCTTCCCCAACCCGCTGGATAAGCCTGGGCAACTGCCCCCGCCAGCACCCTTTAACCCTGCGGATGCAGAACCTGCACCATTCATGAGGAGCGTTTAAATGTTTATACATCACAACACTGGCGAGTGGGAGCGATTCAACGCCGACACTGCCGCCACCCGCACCCATTCATTCGTTCATGAATACCCGAGCCTGGATATGGTGGACAACGAATGGCTGCGAAAAACCTTTCAATGGATGCTGGACAACGGTATGACCGTCACCCAGTGCGGATCTGACACCTTCCAGATCAGGGGGCAGGCATGAGGCTGTCCGACCGCGCTGAAGCTGCCCTAGGCTTCCTGCTGGCCTTCCTGATAGGTCTGTCCATCGCCCTCACCCTGGTCTATTGGTGGTCCTGCTCAGTATGCTAGCCGTTACCTGCCGGGATCCTGCCTTCCTCAAGGCAGTCTATCCCCTGCCCATCAAACTGATCGACCATGAGAGGCACATACCCTCAGGAGCTAAATACATCACCTATGAGGGACGCTGGAGGGTCTGGAGGATGACCAAGGAGAGGGTGCCCATTCCGCAGGGTGCCTTCCCCGATCTGGCTGGTGCGATCTACATGATTCGAAAATAATAAGGGGGGCTTCGGCCCCCCTTTTTTTGTCTACTGATGATCGTTTAAACGCAATTATCTTTTTATATCCCACAAAAGATAATCTAAAACTTGTCGAGGTTTTCGTAATAACTTCCTGACTCCTTGCTGTACACAAGGCTAGTCTCACCCTGGGTGCCGACCCACCTATACCGGCATTTCCAGACCGCGATCTCTACCGTGGTCCCCTCCCCCCTGTGAACCGTCAACCCGCAGTCAGTCTTCGCCCACCACGCCATCGATCCGCTGATGCTCATACCGTCTGGCCTGGGCTGCTCCACCCCCGAACGCTGGATCTTCGATGGGTGCGCTACAAACCAGACATGGACATCTTGCGCCTTGCAGAACTTTTGCACCCTGGTCAGCATATTGCTGATTGCTTCCGTTTCCGTTGTATCCCTGCGTTCTAGATCGATGTAATTGTACGGGTCTATAACCAGACCCCTGACCCCCATGCGTTTAACTGCCACCCTGGCCCGCTCCAGGATTGAATCGAGGGTGCTGGGTTCTTCACCATTCGAATCGATGAATAGGAAGTGATCCTTCACCCATTTAAACGCTTCAGTCATCATTTCCTTGCTCATCCGCATCTGGCCGTCGAAGAACTTCTTTTTCGTGTAGATCTCCATCAATCGGGCGATGTGGACCTCGGGCTGATTCTCAAAGGAGCAGACCGCAAACTTCCAATCTTCCTTTGAGGCGAGGTTGACCATGATCTGATCGACGAAGTTGCTCTTACCCGACGATGGGTATCCGGTCACCACCGTCAACTGCCCTGGTGCCACCGTGTAAATCGAATCCACCGACGCATACCCGGTGCTAAACCCCTTGCCCGTACCCTTGTCGAATAGGTCGTTTAAACGCTCAAAATAGGTGTCGGCGTCGGACAGCCCCGAGATCGGGTACGGCTTGGCCCCGTCCACGACCGCCTGCACCGACTCCGCCCCACTCCGAGGGGGGTCATGCCGAGGAGGGTCATTGAATACTTCGTTCAAATCCTTCTTGTCAAACTTGGCGATGCGACACTTCTCTTTGCCGATCCTCCTTGCTAGCTCTTCGGCAAGAGCCTGCCCTGGTGGATCTTGATCTGTTGCAATGATTACATAAGGTGCTGCGTCAAGCACTTCCCTGGCGTTCCATACATAGGCAAACTTCTTGTCCTCTGTAGGAGATACCTTACCGTCTGCCACCTTCACTGGTGCCCCCGACGGTACGCTCACCACATTCTCTATCCCTGCCTCCATCGCAGTTAAACAATCAATCTCACCCTCCACAATGACAATGGGCTTGCCCAGTTCTACCTGATCAAGCCCAAAGAAATCATGATTGCCACCTGCATCCTGAGTGAAGTCCTTCTCAGGAAACGATCGGTACTTGGTTCCCATAAACACACCGTTACGGAAATATGGGAACCCTATCGCGTCGGCGTTACGCTCTAAGCGTTTAAAGTACTTCGTCTCTGGGAACAGCTTCATCTTGTCTGCTGTCTCCTTTGAAATACCTCTGCCCTGAAGCCATGCGTATTCTTTCTCTCCCAATCCCTTTGTCGGCGGGATCAGTGCTGGGACTGCTGCCAATTTAAACTCCTTAGCTTGTACCGACCCATTTGCATCACAGTGGTGGCAGTAATACAGAACTGCACCATCTGACTGCCGGGTCAGCGTCATTTCTTTTAGGTTGGATTTCCTGCGCGTGTCAGCGCAGTAGGGGCAGACCACCCTGGAGGATCTGCCCTCGAAGTCAACATCAAGGTTCATTTCATTGAACCGTCCGACTTGCGTTTAAAGCTTCGGTTCTTTGACGGTGCTTGTAGGCGGACACCCTGCTTGTTGCTTCCGCCTTTTGAAAGAGCTACAACGTGGGCTACGTCCTTGCCCTTACGGTCTACACCCTTCTTGTCCATCTCACGTCGAGCGCGTTGACGTTCCATTCGGTCTTCGTGTTCACCACGTTCTGCCTGGGTTTTGTATTCCTGTTTCCAATTTCTCATACTGCCCTCATTACACGTTGCTTCCTGCCTGACCGGCAGGGGCGGGTGCCAATGATCTCAATAAATCCCTTGTCAAGCAAGGCCTTGTACCTCGCCGTGACAGATGAGTAGGGAAGATGAGGATACATAGAGCGAACATCATCACTGATGCAACCGCTCAGTCCATGTTTCTTGATTGCTTCGTAGACCATCAACTCAAGCTTGGCAGAATCAATTGATTGAGCAGCCTCTGTGGAAGTCGACGGACCGTCACGCCGGGACAGCTTAACAGGGGCAGTACCAAAAGATTGAGTCCACAAGTCAACAGTCAAAGCATCGTTTAAATCCTTAGTCATTCGAACGCTCCTCTATGTCGTCAATGGTGTCCTCTACCATCCTGATGGCAGTCTGTACAAACTCTGACTGGCCCATGTTGTAGACGATGACAGCCATCTTCTGCGTAGCATCATCGACTACAACCATGTAACCTCTAGCTCTGTTGTGCTTCATGTCAATGTAGGCTTTACCTATCTCATGAAGTACCTTCTCACGGTCCGCTGCTTCTTCACTCATAAGATTCCTTTTAATTTAAACAGGCGTGCAAGCACATCCGGGGTTTGTATCCGGTTATACCTTCACAGGCAGATGCTCTCGTTTATCTAGGCTGGTAGATTGTGTCTACCCCTCGCTCCAGGCCCCGTTCGCTTTCGCTACTTAAGCACCACAAGGTTCGCCACGCTTATCTGAGTCTGTCGCACCAACATTCTCAAGGGCTGGATGATGGCCCCGGCTGCTGGAAGACAACAAAAAAGCCGTTACAACTGCCCTCGGTGGAAACCCTTCGGTTAAGACCAAGGGCGAGAGCATGTGTAACGGCTTTCACTTGTCGCTTTCCACGGCAACAGGGAAGACTCTATCAAAGAAGATCAGGGTGTGTCAAGCCCCTACAGAAAAAAAGTTGTTGGCCTGCGCTCATCTCAGGTTAAACAGTCGCACGAGCAAGCCAGTATATGTAACCAACACGGCTGGGGACTGTAGTCAGAGAGCAGGCGTTCACGCTCTTGTACTGACCGGCATTCGCAGAATCAAAATCTACGGGCCTGTGCCTCAATCCCCATGCATGTTGCGTTTAAATGGCACAAGCTGTACCACCGAAACATCTTTACGGGTCTCTCTTAAAATCGCCGTGGGGCGATTTTAAGAGAGAGTTCCGTCGTTGTCAAGTGCTACGTTTAAATGTAGCAATTGGGTCAAGGTATCAGGTGTATCGCGTTTAAACGCTTAAAGATGTTTTGGGCAAATGGACTCAAATCATAAAGCCGCACATTCCAACCGGAAGATTACTCTGCTCTTTTTGAGCTACACTACCCCTGCACTTCTCGGTGCAGTTGCTTCATAGTCATTTCGAGTTCTCCTTGGAACGGCCCTTGCCCTTACCGGCAGGGGCTTTTTTTTGTTCCATCACCTCAACCACGATCTCTGTCCTGGGGTTCTCCTTGTCCAGGCCCCAGTAGATGTGCTTCTCTTTTACCTGCCTGTCGTTAACATACAACACACCCTGTAACAGATCCAAGATGAGGGACTCATCCAGATCTGGCCTGCGGCTGGCGTAGTAGATGTACATGGTCACAGATACATCGCTCTCTATTAGAGGGGAGATGGGCTTTGCCTGCGCCTTAAAGACATCTGAGTAGGTCAGCGCCTTGGCGCTTTTGATCAGCCTGGACACACCACCATAGCGCACCACCCTGCGGGAGTTGGCCTTGGATGCAGGTTCTCCTAAAATAATTTGCGCTATCGCTTGCCCCGGCGTCCAGATAGTGCTATTATTCTTTCCATCGATGTTCATGAGGTGTCCTGATGAAGGTTACAAACAAGTACGGAGTGCCTGCTCCATTGGTGACTCTGGCAACACGCGAATACTACAGCAAGGGTGCTGCACAGTACAGTGTTACCGAGCTATTGTCCTCTCCGCGCATCCGTCGTTTGCGCGAACAATACAACGATCAGATCGAGGAGGATGTGTCCGATATGCTGTGGTCCATGATGGGATCCGCCCTTCATGTGGTCATGGAGCGTGGAGTCACCCCAGGCTACATCACTGAGGAGCGTCTGTTCGTTGAGGTTGATGGGGTCAGGATCAGTGGTGCCATCGACATTCAGCAGGAGGTTGACGGTGGTGTGGTGATCATTGACTACAAGTTCACCTCTGCCTGGGCAGTCATGAACGAGAAGGTCGAGTGGGAGCAGCAGCTTAATCTTTACAAATGGTTGGTGGAGAAGGTCAAGGGTAAGCGTGTAAAGGGCCTGAAGATCTGCTCCTTCATCCGGGACTTTAACCGCCATGATCATCGGGAGGGATACCCTGCTGCCCCGATCCATATGCTGGACATACCTATGTGGAGTACCCATGAGGCAGACAGGTTTGTTAAGGGCAGGCTTGAGTCCCACCGCGATTCCAAGGTGGACCATGATCTTGGGGAGGCACTGACTGAGTGCAGCCCTGAAGAGCGGTGGATGTCGGAGACGATGTACGCCGTGAAGAGAGAGGGTCGCAAGACGGCGATCCGTGTATTTAAATCAATGGAAGAAGCAACACAACTTGCAGAAAAGGAAAAAGGATATGTCGAAACAAGACACGGTGAGCCTAAGCGCTGCACAGGAAACTACTGTGGGGTCAATCAGTGGTGCAGCCAGTACGCTGATTGGAGAGCGCTTGGAGCATCGGCTACTGAAGCTGAACGTGAATGAACACACAGAGAAGAAGCAGAACCTTACCTATCTGTCATGGGCATGGGCCTGGGCAGAAGCTTTGAAGGCAGACCCTGCTGCCAACTTTGAGGTGCAGCACTTCGATGGCAAGCCTTACGTCGATGTAAACGGTACAGCTATGGTTGTGGTCGCTGTTCGTATTGAAGGCATTGTCCGTACCTGCCACCTGCCTGTGATGAACAGCAGCAACCAGCCTATCTCCATCGAGGGCAGGAAGTTCAAGGACAAGTACGGCAACGAAAAGGTTGAGAAGCTCGACTCCTTCAATTTAAACACGGCCATCATGCGCTGCATGACCAAGTGCTTGGCTCTCTTCGGCCTGGGTCTGTACATCTACGCTGGTGAGGATCTGCCCGAAGAAGAAGATATGAAGCCAGTAGCTAAGGAGGTTCCGGAGACAAGCCAACAAGAAACTGCAAACCTTCAACTGTTTGCAAACTCGATGCTGGAGTACATCCACATCGCCAAAGACGAGAAGGGTCTGCGTTCATATTGGAAGTCGAACCAGACCACTATCGATGTTCTGAAGGCAAAGATGCCTGAGGAATACAAGCGCATCTTGGAGAAGTTCCAAGAAGCAAAAGCAACCATGACCCAAGGAGAAAGCAAGTGAGTGATTTTGAGCAACGCCCTGATTCGGGCAGATTACTGGCAACCCAGTCTAAGAAGCATCCGAAGGCCCCTGACTACTGGGGTGAGATTGCCATCGATCTGAAGAACATGACCAAGATTGAGGTCGTCAACGGCCTGCACGTCGTCAAGCTGTCAGGGTGGAAGATGAGGAGCAAGAACGGAACGGTTTACCTGTCGCTCGCTGTTGATCGGTTTATTCCAGAGAATGTTACCCCGCAGCAATCCAAGGATGACGATCTTGATGGCGATATTCCTTTTTGAGGTGATTTAAATGCAAACAAAGAAGCAAACTGTAAAAGAGTTCCTGGACAAAGGTGCCACTGCAAAAGAGGCAGCGGCCCTGACTGGCACAAGCCTTCAGTATGTCTATGACATCAAGTCAGAAATCAATCGAGAAAACGGTCTGCCAAAGCGCAGGGGTCGTCCACCAAAAGCTGCAAAGCTTCCAGTTCAGAAACCTTTTTCTGAGGTGAAGCTAAAGCAGCTAATGGAAACCCATGAAGAACACATCATTAAGAAACTCAAGCAAGAGATCAATGATCTGACCGCTGTGATTGTTTACCTTGAGCATCGGCTGAAAGCATATGGCGCTGCAATTTGAAGCCAAGAAGATTGCAATGAAGCAAGACAGGAACGGGTACGTCCTGACCCTGTCCCTTCATCCCGATGAGATCCCAGAGGAACTGCTCCGGGATTTTGTCGGGGCCAGATATGCCTGCGCCCTGGTGCGGATACAGGATGATGAAAGCCCGGTCACCTATGTAAACAGGGTGCAGAAGGCAGCAATCCTGTGTAAAGCACCAGCGTTCATGGACCACATGGGTGCCATCTCAGAAGAAATGGCAGCCAGAAAACTATGCCAAGCCTGTGGCATTGAATCAAGATCAGAACTCAATGGCAACCTTGAAGCACAACAAAAATTTGATGATCTTGTAAAGGAGTTTGAACGTGAACCATTCTAAGAAGCTGAAGCCATTCATGGCCTACATCGATGAGTCTCAGCACACTGCAATGGCTAAGCTGTCAAAGAAGACAAAGATACCCATGAGCCAATTGGTTCGTGAGGCAATCAACATGAGGGTGGCTTCCGGCAACCCCTATGTAAACGGCTTCAATGATGGTTTAAACAAAGCAATCAGCATTGTGTCGGCCAACACCGCTTCGCAGATGAGGTTCCCTTCGGGCAAATCATTTGCAGAACTTATCAACGAGGAAATATCAACAGCCAACATGGAGGAAGAAAGTGAAAGTCTTAAAGGGTGACCGTAACCAGTGCCCCACCTGCAAGGAGTACTTCAACTCTACCTTTGCATTTAACAAGCACAGGGTTGGCGAGTTTGGCAAAGACCGACGCTGCCGCACCGTAGAAGAGATGATTGAACTGGGTATGTCCAAGAAGCCTGATGGGTTCTGGATCGGAGAGAAAAACGCACGTTTTAACAAGGATTGAAAATGAACAAGCTAAGCACTGAGATAGTGACAATCACCCCCAAGCAAGCAAATACTTGGCTGGAGAGGAACAACCAGAACAACCGCAAGATGAGGATGGAGCAAGCAAAGAGGTTTGCCCGTGACATGACTAATGGTCATTGGAACCTCACTCACCAGGGTATTGCTTTCTATGATGACGGCACCATTGCCGACGGCCAGCATCGACTGATGGCAGTGGTTATTGCAGACAAGCCTGTACGGTTCATGATCACCAAGGGGCTTCCAAAGACCACCAGTCAGGCTATTGACCAGAACGTCCCGAGGCAGGCTTTCGATGCGATTGCTATCGCTGGTGGCCCTGAATGGATCGACAAGAATGTTGTTGCCATCATTAGGTTTGCCTGCACAAAGCTGAAGAACATCGATGTGCAAATGTCTGCCCCTGAGATTTTGGCTTATGCGCTCAGGCATGAGGAAAACTTGATCAATGCAAAGAAGCTGATCAGCACCACAAAGAAGCGTCACATCACAGCCTCTGGAATGGGGTCTAACTATTTCTGTGCCATTTCTGCGGGTGAGTCTTATGAAAAGCTTCAGCGCTTTGCACAGATCATGTCTTCGGGTGAGATTGGCAACGCCAAAGAAAACGCTGCCATCAGGCTGCGTGAGTACCTTCTTTCAAACAATGAGTGCTGGAACGGGCTGCTACGTCTCGATACGTCTAAACGCGCACAGCGGGCCATCACCCTGTTCTGCCAGGATCAGCCAATCTCTAAGCTTTACAGCCCTGTTGAGTTGACCTACCCAGTACCGGAGTGATCATGACCCCATACACCACTAAGACTGGGGTGCAAATTGGCATCCGTTACCAGCCACCCAAGCCGGGTATGTACAGGGACGATGAACTGTTACAGGCGGCCCTGCTTGGCGTTAAACAGCCACGAGTGCCAAAGCTTGTTTGGTTAGTGATTGCTTCTGTTGCTGCATACCTCATGGCAGGGTGCATTGCGAGGATGATTTAAATGAACAACCCATTCGATTGGCAGAACTACAAACCAACGATTAGTTTCTCTGATCTTGAGAAGGCAAGACGTAGTGCTTACCAGATGTCTCGATACATCAATGAGCAGAGGAGGACAGGTGTTGAGCCATCAGCACCTTACTCAGAGCGCACTGGCCTTGGGTCTCTGCCCCAGGACATGGTGGTTGAGATGCCCGTCATGCCTGTACACAAGAAGACTCTTCAGGCCCGGAGGAGGAAGCAATGAACATCGATAAGAACTTCAAGATACCCGCAAAGTTTCCGTTTAAAGATATGCAGGTGGGGGACAGCTTCGCCGTTCCACCAGATGTAAAGCGCCCTGCTGTAAATGTTTCAGCTATGCGCTTTGGCCGGAAACATGGGATGAAATTTACAGTGAGGCAGATGCCTGACAAATCTTTTAGATGCTGGAGGATCGAATGAGTACAGATATAGGAGGAGGGCCAGCGTTTCCCTTGGTGGCAAACAACTGGCACAGAGCAGGCATGACCCTGCGCGACTACTTCGCGGCTAAGGCGATGCAGGGGCTGCTGTCAGACCCTGACTGGCGTCAAGACATGGACTTTGAAGAAACGGCTTACCACGCATACGAACAAGCAGAAAAAATGCTAAAGGTAAGGGGGCAGCTATGAACCCACTAGACAGACAAGTCGATGGCAGTCACTACAAGGATATGCCAATACAGCCAGTTGAGTACATCCATGCAAACGCAATGGGGTATCTAGAAGGCAATGTCATCAAGTACATCAGCCGCTGGCGCAAGAAGAATGGCATGGCTGACCTTGAGAAAGCCAAGCACTACATTGACTTGCTGATTCAGCTTGAGAGCAGGAGGGTGGTATGACTGACAGACAAATGCTTGATGAGCTTCTCGGTATGTACCACGCAAACATCAGGGTGACTGCATCGATGCTTGATGCCATCCTCATGTTTGAACGA